GCGAGCGCTCGCCAGCCAGCAGCACGTAGTCGACCGGGGTCGTGAGCGGCTGGAACGTCACGCCGGCACCTCGCCGCCCATGATGACGATGCCCTCAAGAGCCTCGGCCAGCGCGCGCCGGATGTCCGTGGCGATGGAGGCGCCCGTCTGCCCGGTGGTCTGAACGATGATGTCACCGATGCTGATCGACGTCGTGCCTCCGCGTCCGAGGCCGGCAGGCGTGTTGACGTTCACGTCGACCATGTTGGCGATGGCTGCGTCGGCGGCTTCCTGGCCAGCGTCCACGCCCATCGCAAGGCCAGCGGGGATCTCGCGGCCAAGCTTCGCGAACACACGCGATGGGCTCTTGATCTGGAGCGTCTCCCGCAGCGCGTTCGTCGTCGCGTTGGCCATCGTGGTGACGGCCGCGACTACCTGCACGGTGCCCGAGATGATGCCCGTCACGAGGCCCGTGATCATGTTGCGGGCGATGTCGCGGAAGTTGATCCCCTGCCACACCTTGCGGAACCGCTCGCCCATGGAGGAACCCGCGTTCTGCACCCACTCGATCGAGCCCACGAAAGCGCCAGCGGCCTTGCTCGCGAGCGTGAAAGGCAGCGCGATGGCGTCGCCCCAGAGCGACACTCCCGCGCGCAGGCGGTTCATCGTGCCTTCCATGGTGATGCCGCGCCGGTTCAGCTCCCACCACGCTTGCAGCCACGTGTTGCGCATCTGCAAGACGGCATTCTCGAGCTGGATGACGCGCGTCACGGCAACGGTGAGCACGCGGCGCACGGTGCCCACGCTGTTCTCGGCGCCAGCGTCAAGCGGCGCGAAGAGCCGCTCCATGATGCCGGCCAGCGCGCGCCCGGTGACACGCGCCTGGCTGAACGTGTTCGCGAACTCGCGGAAGAGCTTGAGGAAGCCCTCGATCTTCACGTTGCGGAAGAGCGACGAGAGGTTCTCTCCGAGCTTGCGCGTGGTCACGTCGAGCGCGATGAGCTTGCGCCCTGCGATGTCGCCCAGCCGCACCTGCACGTCGTTCGCCAGCGCCCGCACGGAGCGCCCGGAGCGCGCCGCCTGCGCCGCCATGCCCGCGAACGACTGCGCGTAGCGGTCGCCCAGCACCTCGCCGCGAGTCGCCATGCCCTCCAGCGCCGCCGTGAAGTTGTCGCCTCGGAGCCCGAGCCGGTGGAGCCGCTCTGCGTAGCCTTCCAGCGTGGAGCGGGACGCGCTGCTGCTGTCGCTCACGCGGTCGATCGCGCTCTGCATCTCGGTCGCGCTGCCGCCCGCCTCGTGCATCCCGCGCCGGAGCCGCGTCAGGCCCTCGAGCCGCAGGGCCTCTGAGCGCCGCGCGTCGGCCTGCCTCACGCCGTAGGCCACCAGGGCCACGCCCGCCGACACGGAGGCCGCAGCGAGGCCAACGAGCGCCGCGCCGATAGCCACGATGCCGCCCACGATGAGCCCGCCCACGGCGAACTTGCTCAGACCAGCCAGGCGCCCGAGGATGCTGCCCATGGGGCCCGGCACCTGCTCAGCCATGGACGCGAGTCCGCCCAGTTCCTTGCCCAGCGCCTTCGCGGGCTTCTCCGCCTTGCGGAAGCTGCCGCCCAGCTCGACGTACTTGGAGCGCATGGAGGCTATGGCTGCCGTCTTGGTCTTGATCTGCTCCTCGAGTCGCTTGAAGCCGGCGCTCGTCGTGTCCCCGCCCGCCTTCATCTCGCGCATCGCCTTCTTCATCTGCCCGAGCTCGGTCGCGGATCGGTCCAGCCCTTGACGCAGGTCGGCGAGAGCCTGCGCCGCTGTCTTCGCGGGCTTGCTGACGCCGTCCTCCATCTTGACGCTGATTTTGATCTGCTCGCTCATGTCGGGTTCGTGAGGGCCTTGTTGATGCGGATGACCATTTCTGCGATTGCGATGGCGCCTACGTAGGCTGGGATTCCGTCGTCTTCATCAGGTGCGTGGAGGGCAGCGAGAAGGCATTGGGCAAGCGCTGCGGGGCTCTCGCTGGTGTCCCGCCGCAGCGTCGCTATTTTCCGGCAGCCTCCTTCGTGCGGGACTGCGCGAGCGTGGTGCAGGCGACGCCCAGCACCTCGAGTGTTGCGGGGTACGTGTCGAGGATGGCTTCCACCCGCTGCGCGCTGGGGTACACGCGGCAGGCCTGCACCATCGTGAGGATGTCCGGGCCTCGCGTCTGCGGAGCGTCCGAGAAGCGCCGCCAAACGGCCTGCTTCGGCCGCTTCACGATGACGGTGCCCATGGACGTCTCGACGAGCGCGATCGCGTCCCCGATGGCGCCATGCTCCGCGATGGCGGCAGCGATGGCGTCTTCGTCGTCGATGGCCTGGCGCATCTGCGCGTCGACGTCGCCCGCTTCCGCCTTGGCCTGCGCGGCCTCGCGTGCCGCGCGCTTCGCCGCCAGTTGCTTCGCCAGGTCGGGCGCGCTCACTGCGGGGCCTCGCTGCTGTCGAAGAGCGTCTTGCCGTCACGCGAGATGCCCATGCAGTCGAACGTGACGTCTATCATGAGCGCGTCCGGGCCCTCGCTCGCTCCGTTGGTCACGCCATCGAACGTGAGCCGGAACAGCTTGTCGGTGTGCGTCTCGTCGTCGGCGCCGTAGGTGTACTGCACCACGCCTTCGAACTCGACGTCGCCGTAGCTGTTGCCATCGCTCGACTCGGCTGCGATCGCATCTCGCAGGGCGACGAACGCGGGGAAGTCCATCTTGACCGTGACCTCGCCCACTTCGTACTTGCCGCGAGTGCGACCACGTGGCGTTCCGGTTCGGCCCATGCCGTAGACCTTCGTGCGCTTGCGGGTGTCCGAGTAGTTGATCTCGGTGATGCCGTAGTAGCGCTCGCCGTTGAGCTTGAAGCTGATGTCGCTCCACGAAGTGATGAACCCATTGACTCGGACTGTGTCTGCCATGGCGCTGCTCCTACGCGGTGATCGTCGCGAGTGCGGGGTTGAGGAAGCCGACCGTCAGCTCGATGGTCTCGGGGTAGCCGAGCGGCACGACGCGGAAGGTGACGGTGAGCGTCTTGGTCGAGAGGATGTTGTCGAAGCGCGAGACCGCCTGCGTGTGCGAGGACGCCTTGGGCTTCGCCAGCAGCACACTGCTCAGCGCGGACCCGAGGCCCGTCTCGATCTCGGCGGCGTCGGCCTCCGTGATGAACCCGGTCGTCGCGTTGACGCGGATCGGCTTGTTCAGGCGCCGGATGAGGAACGCGGTCGCGGCCTCGATCGCGAGCTCCATCACAAGCCGGTGCGGCAAGAGCTGGAAGTCACCCGTGGGGCTCGACTTGATGCGCGGGCGGTTGACGAACACGCCGGGTTCGCGGTCCCAGGTGCGCAGCACCAGGAAGCCGGCATCGTCGAGGCCCGGCGAGGCGAACTCGTCGTGATGCCGCAGGTTGCCGCTCGTGTCGCGGATGCGCGTCCCGGGCAGCGGGTAGTCGAGGGCCGCGATGTTGATCTCTTCGCTGACGCTGGACTGCATCGGCGCCACCGCGCGCAGGATGGTCGCGCGGTAGTTGCGCCCGGAGACGCTGCTGATGATGTCGGCCGCGCCGGCACAGATCGCGCCGTACTTGCTGACGAACGCGGTGTAGTCCGTGTTCAGGCTCGAGAGGTAGGTGGCCTCGCTCTCGGCGGCAGTCGGAAGCCGCGTGTGGGCCAGGTACGCACGCCCGCGCGAGTCCGCGCCGAGGCCCGCCATCCACGTCTCGATCACGCCCGCGCTCGTGGCGTTCGCGTTGCCAGCGATGGCCGCGATCTTCCACGCGACCGCGCTGTTGCTCAGGGCCGTCAGGGCCGCGAGCAGTTCGGTGTCATCCCAGCGGGGCGCCGAGGTGCGCACGGAGAGCGTGTCGCCCGCGATGAGCGTGCCGGCCGCGAAGTCGAGCCCGATGTTGCCGGGGGTGAAGGTGACCGCGTTGGCCGTCCCGAGCGCCGTGGTCGCGCTGTAGTTGTTGCCGCCGTCGAGGCTGTACTTGTAGGTGATGCCCGCCGTCCCGATGGTGCCACCCGTGACCACCGTGAAGATGAAGTCGTACTCGTCGTGCGGCTTCACGTCGGTGTCCACGGTGACGTCGCTGGTGCCGGTGATGCCGTCCACCGGAGTCCCGTACGCGCCCACGTTGGTGGCAGCGGCGGTCTTGACGATGAGCACGGGGCGGCCGGTGCGCTTGATGGCGGCGCAGGCCAGTTCCACCAGCGGGCCCTGCCCGAAGGTGCCGGTCACATCCTCGACGCGCGCGTAGGTGCCGGGGGTGTTGGCGGTGCCGCTGCTGGACGCGCCTACGCACGCCATGAGACGCCCAGCGGACGGAGGCAGCACGCCGAGGGCGCCGTCGAGCTGGGTGAGGTTGATTGCTGGGACGGTCATGGTTCGTTCCTCGGTTACGGGTCCACCGCGTTCGCGGTCTGGAATGTGATTTCGAGCTGCACGAGCGTGTTGGCTTCGAGGTCCGTGATCGTGACGCTGCCCGTGTTGGCGTCGTCGAGGCCGGCCAGCGCGCTCAGCGTGGTTCCGTCCGCGAGCACGTAGGCAGACACCAGGCCAGAGCTCGTCGTGGGGCTTGCGACAAACGGCAGCGTGAAGGTGACGACGCCCTGCCCAAGCACGCCGCGAGACGCCGCGAACTTGCCGCGCACGCTCACCACGTCACCAGCGGCCGGCACGCCTGCGCCGTTGCCGATGCGCGTCCATACCCACTGCGTCGAGGCGCTTGCCGTGGTGCCGCTGTTGGGCGTGACGGTCGGCGCGTACGTGCCGCGCGCGGGGTAGCCGGTGCCGCCGCCGAGCCAGGCGGATACCTGCGCCTTGGTGGCCGTGCCGCCCTTGTTGCTCTCGCTCGCGTCGCGCATGACGAACGTGTCCGCGTCTGCGAGCGTGGCGATGGCCGTCAGTTCCGAGAGCTTGCGCGCCATCAGTCGCGCTCCAGTTCTTCGCCGTCTTCATCGGCGAGCACGGTCATGTCTTCGTCCAGCAGGAAGTCGTTGTTGTCGACGTGGTGCTGCTCGTCGTGGTCGAGCATGCTGGCCGTGATGCGCGCGTCGGGCGCGAACTCGAGATCGGTCAGCGGGACGTCGTGGATCATCGCCTCGTAGGCGAACGTCATCACGAGCGCGGTGGAGAAGCGCGCCGTCACGCGGTCGATCAGCCACGACGCGCCCTCGAAGCGCATGCGGACCCCGGTGTGCAGGTAGGCCGCCCGGAACCAGGCATCGGCGAGAAGCCGCGTGGCCTCGTACGCCTTGCGCTCGTTGGTGGGGTCCGCAGCATCGCCAGCGCCCGACACCACCACGTGGAAGGTCTCGGCCCATGTCGCGAGCGGGCGCGGGTTGCGGCCGGGCTGCGAGGCTGCGCCGATGTCGCCAGCGTCGCCACCCTCGTCGCCCGGTACCATGACGATGCGCGGGCCGCGCACCTGCTCCGCACGCGCCTTCCAGCCGAATGCCAGCGTGCATGGAGTCGCATCTGCCGTGAAACGCGCGGTCACGGCGTCGTAGAGGTCGAGCAGTGCCAGCGTGTCGCTCACGACTGCACCTCGAGACGTCGGTTGAACACCTTGACGGTCGCGTTGCGCAGCTTCGGGAGCCACTGCACCGGCAGACCATCGGTGGGGATGAGCGGGCGGGCCACGCTGTCGCCGCGCCCGTCGCCGAAGTGGTGCAGCACGGCGTGCTTGTCGCGCAGGCGGATGATCACGGTGTCCCCGATGGGGTCCACGCGGACGTGCTTGCGGTAGTAGCCGACCATGGCCGGCCGGCCATCCTTGCGCTTCGCGAGCGGGCGCCCATAGGGGTCCTGGTTCGCGTCGCTGGTCTTCTGGAGCTCGGCCTCGATCACGTCGGCGGCCTCGGCGGCAACCTCGCTGATGAACTCGTCGCCACCTGCGAGAGCGCGCAACGCGGCAACGTGCCGGCCAAGCTGGGCCATGGCTGCCGCGTCACCCATAGCTGCCGCTCCCGTTGCCGTCCTCGGTCCGGCCGGTGCGAGCTTGGCGCGAGAATCCCACGTAGGGGCTCTGCTCGCTGTAGGCGAACGGCCCGGAGCGATCGATCCCGGTGGCCGTCGTGTCGCTGCGCAGGGGCAAGTCGAACAAGCCCACGTTGCTGTCGGCGGCTTCCTTGATCTCGGCCTTCGCATCCATGGCGTCTTGCTGGATGCTCACGAACTGCTCGTCCGTCGCTTCCACGCCGCGCTTGAGGTAGCAGCGCACCGTGACCAGCTTCGTGAGCCACGAGAGAACGGCGACTGGGTAAGGCGACGTGAAGGGAGCCGCGTACCGCTTGCGCAGACGCGAGTCGATCCATGCGCTGGCCTCTTCCAACTGGATCAAGGTCCACCCCGAATCGGCCGATTCGATGTCGTCGACGTAGCCGCTCGGGATGAGCGATCGCGTCTTGAACTCGGATGTCGTGAGGTAGGCCATGTGGTCAGTGAGGAGAGGTCAGAGCACGGGCACGCGAGCGCCACCGAAGTAGCGCCCGCGTGCGCTCGTCAGGTCAGGAGCCCTTGCACTTGAAGATCAGGTACGGGTGGCCAGCGGCGACGGCGTTGCGGCCGTGCACGTGCCACTCGAAGGACTGCTTCCGGCTCAGCTCGGAGTCGGTCATGGGACCGTGGTTCACCATCTGGAACGGCTCGCGCTCCTGGTAGACGATGGCGCCCAGCGCGCTCGCCTGCTTCTGCTTCGCCACCACGAAGAACGTGGTGTCGCTCTCGAAGCCGGCCAGCTCGGCGGCCATCTTGGGCTGGCCGTAGCCGAGGCCCGTGATGAGCGCCTCGACGTCCGCGCCACCGCCGCCCGTGGCCGCCGCCTGCGCGATGACCTTGGCGTTGGTGAGTTGCAAGACGCGTGGGTACATGCGCGGCGGGCAGATGATGGTCGACGGCTCGAGCCCGCGAGGGTCCACGCCGTTCGGCATCTTGATCGACGCGATGTAGCCGAAGATCTTGCCGAGGTTCGCCAGCGCGACGTCAGCCGTCACGGTGTCGTCGATCGGGCACGCGCCGGGGTACGAACCCGAGGCGCCACCCGTGAAGATGTTCTGGAACGTCCCCACGGTGGAGTCGGCCGGGTTCAGCAGGTGCGACGCCGAGAAGAGCGCGACGCCGTCGTAGCTGGTGTAGCTCGCCGCCGTGTGGCCGTTCATCAGCGCGTGAGCGACTTGTTTCTGAGGCCAGTAGGCCATGTAGGCGCCGATCTGGCCGGCCCACTCGGCCGCGAGGTCGATGCCCCCGCCGTCCGTGTCGGTCAGTTGCGCCCTGGTGAGCATGAAGCCCTCCCCGGCGAACTTGTTCTCGATCTCGGTGTACTTGGACACGAGGTCGGCGAACTTGAGGTTGCCCGCGCTCTTGCCGAGGTCGCGGATCATCGCGGTGTTCAGCATCCACGTGATGAACTCGCGCTGGCCGGTGCTCTTGCGCGTGGTCGCCACGTCCTGCCACCACGTGGCGGCTCCGAGTCGCGCATACTCGCGCTCGACGATGAGGTTCATCCGGTCTTCGAGACCGAGAAGAATCCGGGGTGTGAGTGCTCCCATGATCAGTGTCCTTTCTTCTCAGCGCCGATCACGGGCTGACGTACGCGTTCGCGTTCCAGAGGCCGTTGAGGTAGGTCGCGATCACGAAGTGCCGCTTGGACGCGGTGAGCGCGGTGGTGAGGTTCACGGGGCCCGTGGCGTCGCGGTACTGGACCGTGTGGCCGTTCTTCGTGCCGTCGGCGACGAAGTAGAGGACGGTCCCCTCGGTCGCGGTGGCCGGCAGCGTCACGGTGCTGTTGGCGGCCGTGGTCGCGATGTCGAAGAGGCTGCCGCTGATGGCGAGCGCCGTGGTGAGGATCACGTCGTTGCTGACGTGCGCGGGGAGCGAGGACTGCGCGAGCAGCGCGCCGCCCTGCGTCAGCGGCTGGAGGAGCTCCACCTCGACGCCGAGGGTGCTGTCCACGGACCAGATGCGGCCAGCGACGCTCACCCCGCCCGCGTTGGGCGTCAGGCTCACGGTCTGGTCATCGGTCACGTAGCAGAGCTGCCCCTGGTTCGCGGTCGCGATGCTCGAGCCGTTCTTGAAGAAGACCGTGTTCACCTCGCGCTCGAGGCGCACGGCGATGGGCTTCGCGGCTGCGGACGCGTCCACGGCCTCGATGGCGGTGCCGATCACGAGCTCGTCGCTCGCGCCGGTCGCCTCGACGACGTAGGCGGTGCCCAGCTCGAACGCGATCAGCGCGCCCTTGTAGACGACTTCGCCCGACTTGAGGGAGAACGTTGGCTCGCTGATGCGACCCCGGGTAAGCGCCCTATCGGCGGACTGAGCGGTCATCGTGCACCTCCTGCGGTGTGCTTGGCGTGGATCTGGCGGGCCTGCTCACGGGTGAGCACGCCGTAGGTCTTGGTGTTGCCCTCGACGGTGATCGGGGCGCTCGCGCTCGCGAACCCCATGCGCCGGTCGAGGTCTTCGTCTGGCGTGGTCGGCTGCGTGCCGTTGCCGGCCTGGACGCCGCCCTGCCCGTTGCCCAGCACAGGCGCTTCGGCCTTGGGCGGGGTGATGGCGAGGGCAGCGCGAGGGATGGCGCTCAGCACGTCACGGAGAGCCGCGACGGGCACGTTGGCCAGCTTCGCCTTGGCCTCGGCGCTCAGGTCGGGGCGGCTGGCGAGGATGGTCTCGCGGAGGGCGCTCTGCGCGGTGGCGAGGGCCTGCGAGGCGACCGCCTTCGCGTCGGACTCGTCGTCCTTCTTCTCGGGGGCCGGCTCGGGAGCGGGGGCCTCAGCTTCGGGCTCCTTCTCCTCTTCCGGGTCCATCGCGGCCAACATGCGCTTGGCGCGCGCGGCCATCTCGGCGTCGTCGCCCTCGGCCGCCGCTTGCAGCGCCTCGAGAGCCTCTTCCATGGTTGCCATGGTGGGTCCTATCTGCGGCGTGGCCGCTGCTTCTACTTGCTCGCCTCGCGCCAGTGCGAGGGCGTCATCTAGGTCGCCGACTACGTCAGCGAGGCCGGCGCTCACGGCGCCCGCTCCGATGCGTAGGCCAGCCTGTAGCGCCGCGACTTGGTCCACCGTGATGGGGCGGAACTGCGCGACGTGGTCGAAGAAGAGCGCGGCCTGCGTGTCGACCGTGTCCTGAATCGCGGCCAGTTCATCCGCGCTCACGGGCACCTCGGCCGTGCCGTCGCCCTTGCGCGCGCCGCTCTTGATCAGGTGCAGGCGCACGCCGGCAGCGGCCAGCGCTTCGCTCGCGTCCGTGCGCGCCATGAGCACGCCGATGCTTCCGAGCGTGGCACTCTGCGGTGCGACGATGTGGTGAGCCACGCACGCGAGCGCGTAGGCCGCGCTGCACGCCGCGCCGTCCACGTACGCGACGAGGATCTTGCCCGAGCCATCCGCGAGAGCACGAATGGCCCGGGCAGTCTCCATGCAGCCCGACACAAACCCACCAGGAGAATCGATGCGCAGCACCACGCCACGCGAGGGGGAAGACAGCGCCTCACTCGCTCGCGCGAGAATGGCGTCGTAGGAGTCGCACCACATGCCCGCGTGGTGCTCAAGCGGGCCACGGATGGTCACGACGGGCACGCCGCCCATGTCCACGGTATCGCGCGATGGCGCCTCGGCGAAGAGCATGGTGAACGCCATCGGGTCCACGGCCAGCACTCCCGTGCGCTCGTAGCGGCGGCCGTTCAGTTCCATGCTGCGGCCTCCTGCGGCTTCTGCTGCGCGACGCTGGCCAGCACGTCAGCCGATGGAGCAACGGCCGTCACGGGCACAGCGAATCGGTCGCACAGCGCGCCCACGTCCACCGCCACGCCGTGCGGCGCAAGGGCCTCGGTCAGCATGGTGATCGCGTTGCCCACGGTCACCAGCGCGTTCGCCTCGCTGTTGCGGTCGTGAGGGGGGGTAACGTCCCACTCGACGACGACGCCGCCAGCTAGCAGCGCGTCCTCGCCGAACTCGCTCAGCACCCACGCGGGGAGAATCTGCGTGTTGACGGTGTAGGCCAGCGCATCGGCCGAGGCCTTGATGATGTCGCTGCGGATGCTCTTGTGAATGTCGGCGTTCGCGAACCCGGTGCCGCCATCGGTCGTGACCGTCTGGCCCGCGATCAGAATCATGATCTCGCGGTTCTGCTCGGCGATGGTCTCGCGGAAGCTGTCGGCGCCCAGGCCGTTGCTCTCCAGCAGCTTCACGTCGTAGCCGGGGGTCAGCCCAAAGACGGTGTTGATGCCCCAGGCCATGACCTTCTGGAACCAGCCCTGGCTCTGCTCGTTGCTGGCGCCGAGAGGGGCCGTGGCAACGCGCGCGGGATGCGCCAGCTTCGCCTCCCAGTTGTCCTTGGACAGCGCCGCGTGGTCCTTGCGGATGTACGCGCGCCCGAGGGCCCGCCACAGCCCGTGGTTCCACGGCGCCATCGCACCACCCGGGATGTGCAGCACCCAAGTACCGTCGCCGGGCGTGATCGCCAGCATCCCGCCGACGCTCTGGTAGTACCACTGGTTTTCGGACCAGTTGAAGAAGAGGTACTCAGGCTCTAGCCGGCAAAGGCGCTTGTGAGTGCGGCCTTCCACGGTGAGCATCTGCCCGACGCCGACGCCCAACTTGTCGCCATCGGCGGCCAGCAGCGAAAGCTCCGCATCCGGGCACATCTCGTCGAAGACGGCGCGCGCGCGGTACTGGCCACCCGTCAGCGCCTCCACGATCCGCGACTCGCCGCGCCACCGCTTCGGCAGCCGGACGAGTCCAGCGGTGCGCGTGGACATCAGGCCCATGATCACGCCGTCCGAGCTGGCAGCGCGCATCAGCTGCGCGGCGCTCTTCAGCCGGCCCTGGTCACACTCCAGCGTCGCCCGCTCGATGTCATCGATGTACCAGCGCGTTTCGGAGCGCGGGATGGGCTGGATGTTCCCGCCGTTCATCTCCGCGATGGCGTCGATCGTGCCGCTCGGAAGCGCACCGTAGGCACGACTCGACACGGCTCGCGCAAACCCTAGTCGGGTGAGCACGGACCGGAACGCGTCGACGATGGCCACTGACCCATGCTTGGCATAGGTCGTATAAGCAAACGCTTATGAAGCGACGGGGCTTGAACCGGGCGGTCAGCGTGGTAGGCTGGTGTGGTCTGCGAACACGGCGAGAGCCGGGAAGAGGTGACCAATGAGCGAGTTGAACAGCGACACGGCTTGCCGCATCACGGAGGCCCGTCTGGGCGTCTGCGACGGTGGCACGTTCGGATTCCACTTCACCCTGAGCGGGAAGGGCTGGGGGGTGGGATACACGAAGTGGTTCATGTGGTCCGGTAAGGACCCCGACCCGGCTGTGATGGCCGAGGCCATGAAGTGGATCGACGGGCTTCTGCGAGACGCCAAGGTCGACTCGCTGCACAAGCTGGTGGGCAAGCCGGCCGTGGCGTTCAACGTTGGCATCGGCGAGTACTGCAAAGGCTTCCGCATCATGACCGAGGTGGTGTGATGACGTGGTGGATGTGGTGCTTGGTGGCGATCGCGGTGTGGTCTGCTGGCGCTGGCGTGTTCTACGACAAGCCTGGTCCGCGCGAGGATCCGGTTCCGTCGGTCATTGGTGCGGCGACTTGGCCGGTGTGGATCGGCCCAGCGCTGATGTTCGCGCTTGGCCAAGAGGTGCGGCGCGTCATCCGGCGAGCGCTCGACGGGATCGACGCCATGGGCGCCAACCGCAGCGCGAAGAAGCAGGCCGAGGACGCGGGCAAGCCGAGGACGTTCTGACGCTAGACACGCGCATTGCACCCATGCTACACAGGATGTGACTCGCGAGCCCTCTGAGGTCCGCAGACCATCCACGCGCCCGAGTCCCCGCCCGTCCGCGTCTCCCCCTCCGCGCGGCGGGCGGTTCTATGCCGACGCC